AGAAGATTTGCTACTCGTTTTATAGACACTAGAACTCTCCAACTTCAATTTGGATCAGGAACAACAGAAGATAATGATGCTGAGATTATACCTAATCCAGATAATGTAGGTTTAGGTTTACCTTTTGGTCAAAATAAGTTAACAACAGCTTACTCACCTAATAATTTCTTATTTACTAATACTTATGGTATTGCTCCTTCTAATACTATATTAACTGTAAGATATTTAACAGGTGGAGGAACAATATCTAATGTTCAATCTAATGACTTAACTAACTTAACAGCTAATATTCAGTTTTTAAATAGTAACCTTAACACTACTACTGCTAATACTATATTTAATTCATTGGCTGTTACTAATCCTGAAGCTGCTGATGGAGGAGGTGATGGTGATTCAATAGAAGAAATTAGACAAAATGCTTCTGCTAATTTTGCTACTCAATTACGTAACGTAACTCAAGATGATTATTTGGTAAGAGCTTTATCAATGCCTGCCAAATATGGTGTTGTTTCTAAAGCTTATATTGAACCTACTAAAGCACAATCTATTTCAGCTGGCGAATCTCAATCTATTTTAGACTTATATGTTTTAACATATGATGTTAATAATAAACTAAATATAGCTTCTACTGCTTTAAAACAAAATTTAACAACTTATCTTTCTCAATATAGAATGGTAAATGATTCTGTTAATATTAAAGACGGATTTATTATCAATATTGGAGTTAACTTTGATATTATTGTTTTACCTAATTTTAATAGTAATGAGGTTTTATCTAAATGTATTTTAGCTTTACAAGATTATTTTGCAATTGATAAATGGGCAATAAATGAACCTATTGTATTGCGAGATATTTATGTATTGCTTGATGTTATTGAAGGTGTTCAAACAGTAAAAAACATAACTATAAATAATTTAGTAGGTGAAAATTTAGGATATTCAAAATATGCTTATGATATAACAGCGGCCACTATTTCAAATGTAGTTTATCCATCACTTGATCCTTCTATATTTGAAGTAAAATATCCTAACACTGATATTCAAGGAAGAGTAGTACCTTTATAATAAAAATAAAATGGCAGTATTAAAAATATTCCCGGAAAAAGACACAACTTTATATTCATTATTCCCTGCTATGAATACAGGATTAGATGAAATTATAGAAGCTACTCTTACAGCTTTTGCTTATTCTAACCCTAATCCTCAAACAAGTAGATTTTTAGTTCAATTCTCTAATGATGATTTAGCATCCGCTATAGGTTTAATCCCCCAAGATAAATTCGATTCAGGCAGTTGGCAGGCTAGATTACAATGTTTTGTTTCTACAGCTACTGGTTTAGCTTTAGATACTACTGTTGAATGTTTCCCTGTAGCTAAATACTGGGGAATGGGTACTGGTAAATACTTAGATGAACCTATTTCTACAAATGGAGCCTCTTGGAATTGGTCAGACTACTCAGGCAGTACAATGTGGACTTCTAGTATACCTACAGGAGCCACAGCCTCATATACATCTTCAGTATTTCCTGGAGGTGGAATTTGGTATACTGGTTCTCAATATTCTTCATCAGTTACTTTCACTTATAGAACAGATAAAGATATTAATTTAGATGTTACTAATACTGTTAAAGCATGGACCACAGGTTCAGGAACTGTTCCTACAACAAAATTAATAAATTACGGATTTATTGTTAAACAAAGAAATGAATTTGTTGATAGTAAAGATGTTCAACCTGAATTAAAATATTTTTCTGTTGACACAAATACTATTTACCCTCCAGCTTTACAAATTAGTTGGGATGATTTTACATTCAATACAGGTTCATCAACCCAAACAATTTTAAATAATCTACCAGCTACTGTTAATATAGCAGAAAATCCAGGTGTATTCTTTAGTGAAAGTATAAATAGATTTAGAATAAATGCTCGTCCTGAGTTTCCTATTCAGTTATGGACCACATCATCAGTTTATTTAAATAATTATTACCTTCCTACAGCATCATATTATGCTATTAAGGATTTGGAGACTAATGAGTATATAATTAATTTTGATACAACATACACTAAGTTAAGCGCGGATGCTACCTCTAGTTATTTTGATTTAAGAATGAACTTCTTACAACCAGAAAGATACTATAAAATTTTAATTCAAAGTACTATAAATGGTTCTACTATAGTATTTGATAATCAATATTACTTTAAAGTAATTAATGGATAATGACAGAACAAATAAACTTAAATAAAACAGTTTATAATAAAAATCAATACCAAAAGGTAATTGATACTTCTTTCACTCAACTTATTCAACCTCAAGTAACATCATCTCTTATAACTCCTTCTATTTCTGTTGATGAATTTTTTCAAAACTATCAGCAATTATTTTTTCAAATACCTAAATTTGGAAATGTAAATTCTCATGAGTATCTTGTAAAAACGAGTCAAGAATATATTGGTAGTTCCTCTATAACAGATGATACAATTCAAGCATTAATTGAGGAAATAACCCAATTAAGACAAGAAAATTTAACCTTACAACAACAATTAATCTCAGGAAGTATATAATGGCTGAAATAGTTAACATAAATCCCATAAACCCATTAACTTTTGAACTACAGGAATATTCAACTTCTGATAGTTCTCTTATTACTTCATTTAATATAGATACTACTTTTAATCCTCAAACTGATTATTTAGAGTATTTTATTTATGATTTAAATGGTAATATTTTAGTTCAAAACATCAGTGGTTATCCTGGATATACTTTATCTGATAATAATGTTGTTTTAAATCCTGAATCTGATTTACGTGCTTATGGGTATGAAGAAGGACAATATAATACTGTTTATAATTTTTTAAGTCATAAATTAGCTTCTAATAATTTTAATCCTTACTTTATATCAGAAATTAGTTCTGATAGAACTGAGATTAGATTAGATACAACTTCTATTCCTAATGATTTAGTAGTTAGTTCTTCATTAGAATTAATTAATGATATAACTAATTCAACAGGAAGTTATTATGATTTTTATTTAAATTTTGGTGATAATAATTTAGTTATCGCTGTTAATGCTTTACTTGATACTTCAAGTATTAATAATCCTACAGTCTTAATTAAGTTATATGAACCTTTACCTCAACAATTTAGTATAAATTCACAATTATGGGTTGTCACTCAAGTTTCTGAACCTGTAGCTTACAATATATCAATTACTCAAACTTTTGATATTATTGATAATAATATTAAGTTAAAAGGACCTAATACAAATATTAGTGTAAATAATCAAATAAATAATTCAACTAGTTACACTAATTATCAAAATTTATCTTCAACAACTAGTTCTTTATCTCAAGGAACAGGTAGTTTAAATTATCAATTAAATAATATACTAGCCCAAACAGGAATAACAATAAATGTTGATTACTCAGATTATAATAACTTTATTCATTTCTCTTCAGCTCAAACAAGATTAGAAAATTTTTATTATAAATTACAATTATTAGAAGAATATACTTATAGTGCTAGTTTATCATCAAATTCATCAAGTGGTTCTTATTATGTTTCTTCTAGCAATATAGTATGGCAAGCTAAAATAAATGAAATAATCACAACATTTGATTCCTATGAATATTATCTTTATTATTCATCTGGATCAACCTGTTGGCCTAAAACTGGTAATACCCCACCTTATACAAATGTAACAACTACTTCATTGACTGGTTTAACCTGGTTTGCTAGCCAATCAGCAGTAGCTGAATTATATGACTCTGAAAATAATAATGCTCTAACATTAGCTATTCCTTCTTATATTAGAGAAGATGATAATAATGCTCAATATATTTTATTTGTAGAAATGGTTGGTCAATTATTTGACAATATTTTTATATATCTTCAAGGTATTACAGATAAAGCAAATAATGATAATCGTTTAAATTATGGTGTTTCTAAAGATTTAGTAGCTGATGTTTTAAGAGACTTAGGTTTAAAACTATATCAAAATAATTTCTCATCCAATGATGTATACCAGGCTTTAATTGGCATAACACCGTCAGGTAGTTTATATAATCTACCATACACTACAACTCAATTACCTGTACCAACAAGTTCTTTCCTTGATTATATAACAACTTATGTAACTGCTTCTTCAACATCATCCTTAACTCCAACAGATGATATTAATAAATCAATTTATAAAAGAATATATAATAATATATCTTATTTATTAAAGAAAAAAGGTAGTGTTGAAGGTTTAAGAGCATTAATTACAACTTTTGGTATTCCTGATACTATTTTAAGAATTAATGAATTTGGAGGTAAAGATAAAAATGTAAATTCTTTTGATAATTGGCAAGATGAATTTAATTATAGTTTTTATACTAGTGGTTCTTCTTATATAAGTTCATCTTTTGAATTAAATTCAAGTTGGGGAGCTACAGGGGATGTTCCAAGAGCTTTAGAGTTTAGATTCAAAACAGATGGTTTACCTTTTAATACAGCCTCTGTTAGTAATGTAACTTTATTTGAAGCAATTGGATTAGTTAATCAACAAAGCATCTTATCTTTAAGATATACAGGCTCAGGATATACATCAGGATCATATTCAGGATCAATTATTGATCCATATTATCAATATGCTTTATTAGATTTTGTTCCTGATAGAAATAGTCCATCAGTTTCATCTAGTATTTATTTACCTTTCTATGATGGAGGTTGGTGGTCAGTTTTAGTAAACACAGACAGTACTACTGGCTTTACTTTATATGCTGCTAATAAAAATTATAATGGTGAAGACGGAAACACAATTGGTTTTCAAGCCTCATCTTCAGTGACAGCCGCTCAAACAATTTGGAACGCAACAAATACTATATATTTTGGTAGAGAAGTATTTCTTCCTCCAACATTATTTACTGGTTCATTCCAGGAAATTAGGTATTATTCTCAACCTTTAACAAAGGATAATTTTGATGCTTATGTAATGAATCCTTACTCAACTGAACAGAGTGAGTACTTAGCTTTTAGAGCAACTTTAGGAGGTGAATTATATACAGCTTCTGTTTCTGTTCATCCTAAAGTAACAGGATCTTGGATTACAACTTCTTCATTTGCTTCAAATAGTAATTTCTATTTTAGTGGAAGTTATTCTTGGGCAAACAATACTGAAGTATTTTACTTTGATCAAGTACCAGCAGGTATTCAAAATGCTATCTCAGATAAAATAAAACAACAAAATATTATTTTACCTTATAGTAGTAGTGATAATAATGTACCTGATGCTAATACATTATCTCCTTTTATCTCCATCCAGCAAGATCCTTCTATAAGTCAAAGTTATACTAGAGATATTGATTATGTTGAGGTTGCTTTTTCACCTCAAAATGAAATAAATGAAGATATAAATTCAACTTTTGGTTATTTTAATATTGGTGAGTTAATAGGTGATCCTAGATTCCAATCTTCTTCATTAGATCTTTATCCTGACTTAAATGCTTTAAGTGAAAGATATGCTTTAAAATATGAGTCAAATTATGATTGGAATGATTATATTAGATTAATTAAATTTTTTGATAACTCACTATTTAAAATGTTGGTAGATTGGGTCCCTGCAAGAACAAGTCTAGCAGCAGGTATTGTTATTAAAAACCCATTATTAAATAGAAATAGATATCGTACTCCTCAAGTTAATATTTCTGAATCTATAGCTAACACAGGTAGCGCTACTACTAAAGCAAATACTCCTTGGACTGTTGAAGACCAAACAATCACAGGATCCATTATTTCAGGATTTATAACAGGTTCAAATGGTGGAGTAATGCCCGATCTATTTGATCAAACATCTTCTGCTTACACATATAATAATACTGTAAATATAACTCAAAGTTGGACAGGAACTACACCTTCAACTAGTGGTTCAGTTCCTTTTACTCAAATTACTCAAGAAGAATTTTTTAATGGTCAATTAAGTGGTTCTAATTTAGTTGTAACTACAGGATCTTTAAATGATTGTAATGTTGAAATAGTTCAAGTATATACTACAGCCTCATTATTTTCATTAAACCCATTATCATCTACTAATTATTACTTCAGTAGTTATAATTTAAAATCAGATAAAACATATTATGTATCTTTTACAGTGAACAACTCAGGAGCTGCCTCTGGTACTTTCCAAATAAGAAACAATACAGGTACTGATATTCAAATCTTATACCAAAGTCCAACAATTACTTCCGGCGGTAGTTTAACAGTAGATAAAACACAAATATCTTATCCTATTTTACCTCTTATTTTTATTCCTAATGGGGCTGGATCTGTTTTAGATATCACTAATTTTACTATATTTGAATCTTATATTGAACCTGACTGTGATGTATTAGCCGGTAATGCGGTTGTATCTCGTCCTAGTACTTTATATTATGATGTTGATTTTTCATCTAATCAAATTATCGCAGTAAATGAACAGGCTATTCTAGACCAAACAGCTACACCTGCCACTGTACCTGATTCTTATTATACAACAGCTAGGATTATTAATCCTAGATATAAAGGTTCAAGAACAACCACCCCTAACTTTAACTCATTGCCTATTACTGGTAGTTCTATAGGACAAAAGAAAAATGTTGAACAATTGGGTGCTTATTTTGTATACTTTGATTGGGTAGGATCAGCTAATCCTGAAGTTAAAAATGCTTATAATGTTCATGTTAAATTTATGGTTGATGAGTTAGGGACAGTTATCAACCCTAGTGATATTTCTTCTTCGTATTACTATAATTTAATAGACTCATTTGGAGAAAATTCAACATCATCATTAACATTATATAATTCAGCTGGTAGTACAGGAGGATCTACTTTATATAAAATAATTAAACCTGGGGTTGAAACTTGGCCTATAATGTATACAGATAGTGGTTCAAATGGTTATTATACTTCAATAAATTTTAATTCATTTCCTGGTTTATATACTCAACCATATGAAACTAACCTTGAAAATGCATCCCAAGCTATATCTTCAGGAACCACAGTTACTGCTAGTTTTAGTACAGTATTATTAGATCAAGCCAATGGGTTTAATAGTACTAACAATGTATATTCATTTTCATTTGATTCTTCAGTTATAGCAGCTATAAGTTCTTCTTTTGATATTGAAAATTTAGGAGGAGGAAGCACTACAGTCACAGTTAGACTTTATAAAAATAGTACTCAAATAGCAGTTGATCAACAATCTATATCAAGTTTAGCAACAAATAGCTTTATAATTACATCATCAATATCCCCTTCTTCAGGATCATCTTATTATGTGACTATCACTACTAGTGCTCAAAATATACTTGTTGGTCCTTCTACATTTCAAATTATTCCTTTTATCTCTAACACAACTATTAGTTCACCTTATTTTACAACTGGTTCTTTAAGTAGAAATGTTCTTACTTCTTCAGCTATTTTAGGTTCTTTATATGGGTCATATCAACAAACTCCTATAACTAATAGTGGATTTAATGATCCTTTATTGTTAAATTTTGTTAATAATGATGAAATAAGATATGAAGGTAATGAAGGTCAACTTTATTTAATTTTATCATCATCTTATTCTTCTACAAGTGAGCGTTTCTATATTTACTTAGATAAAAATATTTCATCTACAGCAGGTATAAACACTGATTATTTCTTAATTAGAAGATATGTTCCTAATCCAAGTTTAGTACTTATTAATTCAACTTCATCTGTTGTTAATGCAGGTAATGGAACAGGATTTTTATCACCACAGTATGTATCTTCAACAATCCAACGTGATTTTAATAATATAGTGCAAAATTTATCATCAAAGAACTTAATTTAATATATTTATAATAAAATAAACAAATGGGATATTTAAATAATACAGTAGTAACAGTAGACGCCATTCTAACCGATACAGGTCGTCAATTACTTGCTCAACAAAATGGTCAATTTAAGATTACTCAATTTGCATTAGCAGATGATGAAATTGATTATACCTTATATAATCCAAACCACCCATCAGGTTCTGCTTATTATGGTCAAGCAATTGATAACATGCCTTTATTAGAAGCATTCCCTCAGTCAACACAAGCAATGAAGTATAAATTAGTTACTTTACCTCGTGGTACTGCTAAAATGCCTATTCTTGATTTAGGTTATACATCAATTGTGTTAAAACAAGGTGCAAGTTTAGCTATTACACCTCAAACATTAAATTATTTAGGTGGAAACACTTACGAAACAGCAGGTTATACAGCTACTATTTCTGATGTAAGATTATTTTCTACATTTGAAGGTGTTGGTATTAATACTCCTGAGGTTCAAGCACTTAATTTAGCTAACCAAACTACAACATTAGGTACTTCAGTATCTAGAACAGTAGTTGGTACTACAATTAACTTGAGAGCAACTACAGTAAATACATTGTTTGGTTCAAATACTCAATTACAAGCTACATTAACTGTAGAAGGTAGAGACTCAGGTGCCCGTTTAACAATTCCAGTAACAGTAACTAAAGTATCTTAATATATAAAAAATGTCATTTAAAAGATTAGAAGCCGATGATTTTGTAGTTAGTTCTGACGCTATATCAGCCACAGCCTGGACTACAGGAAATCCTACATTATCTACTTTCTTTACTTCATCTACCCAAGAAAATGGTAGTTCAGGAGATTATTACTTAAATATATACAACACAAGCTCAGTTTTATCAGGCTCAGCAGTTCAATTTGCTATTGCTTATGGTAATTCATTTGGAAGTGGTAGTTTAGTTTATAATTCAGCTGTTGATGGTAAGTCACCCTCATCTACAATTTGGGGTCAATATCAGGATTTAGTATTAGCAGATGAAAATACTAACTTTACTTTTGGTCCTATTACATCATCTGAGTTCTTTGCTTTACCTTTAGAAAGAACTTGCTATAAAGAATCTATTTTCTTAGGCTCTTTAACATTAAAATTATCAGGTTCAGGTGGAGTTATTTCATTAACTGATAATAGTAATTATGTTTCTTCAGTTGAATACACTGGTGGTGGAATGAGAGTGTTTCAATTAGTATCTGGTTCAGCAGGTGTTAGAAATACTTCAGTTAACTCAAATGGTTACTCAGCTACTTCAGGATCTTACGGTTGGTTATTACCTGATATTGGAACTATTTTAATTAATCCTTTAGCTATCTCATGCTCATTTGTTAGTGGAGGTATTGATTTCCGTTGGAGTGGTTCAGCTACAGCTTCTGCTGCTCCTAATAGTAGTCCTATAGTTTCTTTATATAAAGCAGTTAGTGGTTCTACCGCTTCTACTTTTACAATCAATTCTCAAGAAACAATCACTTCTGATTATGTGTTTGTAAGACCTAGAAGTTCAGAGTTTAACTACTCAGAAAACCCAAGCTTTATTTCAGGTTCAACAGGTGAGGTGTTATATAGTTCATTCATTAACAATCCTCAAACTTATATCACAACTATTGGTTTGTATAATGATTCAAATGAATTATTAGCAGTAGCTAAATTATCACGACCATTATTAAAAGACTTTACAAAAGAAGCCTTAGTACGAGTTAAGCTTGATTTCTAAAATGAATGGGTGCCTACAAACAATTTTTAGCATCGGATATAGTAGTTACTCCGCTTGAATTAAACAAATCGTTTAATTTCAAGGGGGCGGCTGCTTTAACTGGTTCAAATGTAGGTATTGATAGATTTTTAGGATTATGTACTTCATCTCTATTTAATCCATTAACTGATCCTACAACAGGTCAAGTATCAACTCAATACCAAAGATTAATATATAATTCAGTTAAAGAATTATACTATTCTAACTACTTAAACTCAACGGCTAGTTTAGGATCACCTACTTTCACAGCTAGTTTAATACCTGGGGCTGATCCTTCAGGTAATGTTTTAGTAGGCCCTACAAGTTCAGCCGGTAGATATTGGAATTATCCTCAATCAACATTAACTTTTGAACATTATTTTCCTACTCAGTCTGGAGATATAATCGGTGTATTATCTATTCCTGCTGGATTATTTGGAAATTATATTCAACCTGGTTCTTTTGTATGGACGGCTGAAAGCGGTTCAGTAGTAGATGATGGTGAAGGTAATTTAATATTTTCTTCATCTAATCAAATATGCGGTCAAATATTTTATCCTCATGGATTAGCTATTATTACTAGTGATTCTCAACCTTTAGGAGACACATACGGAACAGGCATATATGGTTCTACACCTTACGGAACATCAGATGTAGCTGTAATAAATAACCTTGTAGCATCCTCAAATGTAACTTGTTCATTCTCATCCTCACTTACAATTTATGAGACCCAATATAAATGTACAGCAGGTGAAAATGAGTTTAATTTTAGTTTAAATCCTACTTTACTATCAGGTTCAAATAATGATACTTTATATTCTTTTGCTACAAGTTCTTTATTTCAACCTTATGTCACAACAATAGGACTTTATAATGAAGCTCAACAGTTATTAGCCGTTGGAAAGTTATCCCAACCTTTACCTTTATCGCCTACAACAGATACTACAATACTTATAAACATAGATAGATAATATGTGGTTATACAAAGAAAAAGTTATAAACTCAATTGAGGATATGCCTCAAGATACGTTTGGTTTTATTTACATTGTAACTCATAAACCAAGTGGAAAATCTTATATTGGTAAGAAATCATTATTTCACAATATAAAGAAAAAACTAACAAAAAAGGAACTAGCAGAACAAACAGGACCAGGCAGGAAGTCAGCCACTAAAGTGGTAGTAAAAGAATCGGACTGGAAAACCTATTATGGTTCTGCTAAACCAATTATGGAACTCATAAAAGGAGGTAAACAAGAGGAATTTACCCGTGAGATTTTACAATTGGTTCCTAATAAAAAACTTCTTACTTACTATGAATGTAAGTATTTATTTAAATATGGGGTACTAGAACACCCAGATAAATGGATGAATGACAACGTCCTTGGAAAATTTTTCACTAAAGACTTTAATTAATTTGGTAATTTAGATTATTCTTGTTACCTTATGGTTATGCTCAATCAACCACTGATTGCTTTAGTTAACTCTGTATTAGGTACTGGTAAACAGACATCAAAAGGCAATTTTGCCTACCACTGTCCGTTTTGTAATCACCATAAGCCAAAGTTAGAAGTTAACATGACTGAGAATAAAAAAGGTGAAAATCCTTGGCATTGTTGGGTGTGTGATAGACGTGGTAAAAAAATCCATCAATTATTTAAGCAAGTTAAAGCATCACCTGAAGCATCATTGGAGTTAAGATCTATTGTTAAAACAGAGACAGCAGATAGAGAAACAGTAGTTGCAGAAAAACTTAACTTACCTAAAGAATTTAAACCACTAACTAACATCCAGAAATCAGATATTATTGGTAGACATGCTTTAACTTATGTTAAGTCAAGAAATATAAGTGAAGAGGATATACTTAAATACAATATTGGGTATTGTGAGTCTGGTCCTTATAAAAACATGGTTATCATTCCCTCTTATGATGAGAATGGAATGTTAAATTATTTTACAGGCAGGTCATTTGAAAAAGAGGCTAAAGTAAAATATAAAAACCCATCTGTATCACGCGACATTATACCATTTGAGTTGTTTATAAATTGGGATTTACCGTTTATATTATGCGAAGGACCATTTGACGCCATCGCTATCAAACGGAATGTTATACCGTTACTAGGCAAAAATATACAGTCTAAACTAATGAGGAAGATTGTTAAATCTTCTGTTGATAAAATATATATTGCCTTAGATAAAGATGCTCAAAAACAAGCTTTATCATTTTGTGAGCAACTTATGAATGAAGGTAAAGAAGTATATCTTGTAGATATGCAAGATAAAGACCCAAGTGAAATGGGTTTTAAGAATTTCATAGACACAGTTACAGAAACTTATCCACTTACATTCTCAGGATTACTTGAGAAAAAATTTAACTTATGAGTAAAATAAAAAAATCTTACAATAGAATTTTAGAAATATCAGATGATGCTAAACAAATAACATTACCTGATTCACGTTATTATAGACGAAATGGGGAATATTATCCATCAATTACTTATGTTTTAGGTTACTATCCTAAAGGTAAGTTTTTTGAGGACTGGCTTAAAAAAGTAGGTTACTCTGCTGAACACATTGTTAAAAAAGCAGGTGAAGAAGGAACTCAAGTTCATGAAATGATTGAAGAATACCTTGAAGGTAAAGAAATGAATTTTATGAACCAATATGGTAATCCTCAATATAGTCCTGATGTTTGGCAAATGTTCTTACGTTTTGTAGATTTTTGGGAAA